GGAAGTGCAGTTCCTAAGTTTCTTGTTCAAGGTTCATCCAACATTATTTCAGTAGAGAATTTAGGAAATGTAGCTTTGCAAGACACAGACAGTATGTTTCGTGCATGTAACAATTTGGCGAGCGTTAACACTGGTGATTACATCACCAGCATCGGGAATGAAGCATTTAGAACCTGCACTAAATTAGTTAGTGTTACGCTTCCAGACAATGTTAATTTCCTTTCCATCAACCAAGGAACGTTTTTAGATTGCTATGATCTAACAAACATTATCATTCCCGACAGCGTAACTAAAATCAAGAATTACGCATTCTCTAGCTGCACCAGCCTAGCAAGCATTACACTTCCCAATAGCCTACAATACATAGGATTATTTGCTTTCCAAAACTGCATCAGCCTAACGAATATTAACTTGCCATCCAGCTTAATCAACCTAGAGCAAAGATCATTTTCTAACTGCACTAGCTTAGCAACTATTAATTGTTTCGTAATAAAAGCTGTGATAGATAATAGTTTAGATCCTTTCATCAACACAGCCTCACCGCTTACTATAAATGTCCCCAATGGAACTGCTGGTTGGACAGCAGGAACTGGTCAGTCAATTGGCGGCAACACAAATGTAACTGTCAATTTAGTATAACTAGGACATGGACAATCAATTTTTTGAACATTTTAAGATTTGGGGAACACTTGGTGTTGCTCAAATGGCAGCATCAATACCAAGCGCAAACGAACTTGCCAGCACCTTTGCTTATTTGTGCGGCGGTCTTGCATCATTGGCAATTGCTTGGTGGCACATCTTTAAGAAATAATTATGACACCAGAACTATTAGCAATGCTAGGCGGGGGCGTAAGCGGCTTCGTCATGAAGATGATCGCAGCGCAGGCTGACAATCAAGCTCGACTTTTTGAACGCATGATTCAGAAGCAGGTAGCATCGGATGACTCAGCGGATCGTGCATCAGCCCGTGGCGGTGTGTATATGCGTCGTCTTATTACAGCGGCTGTTATCTTTGCCATTGTTCTTGCGCCATTCATTTTTGCTTTCACAAGCATTGGCATCAGTGTGCAACATGAAACATCTGGCTTTTTTGGATTCTTCAAATCACTGAAATGGGATACAGTGCAAGGCTTTGTGATATTGCCAGAAATTCGACAAACTGCATTGGCAATTGTTGGTTTCTATTTTGGCAGTTCGCAGGTCAAATAAGTTATGGCTTTGACCAAAGGGCAAAGTGAAGCAATCGATGCTTACATTGAAGTAGGCTCTTATCGCGGTGCAGCTAGAAAGCTTGGAAAGGCTGAAACAACAGTCAGACAAATGATAAAGAGGCTGGAAAGCCTTGGTCAAGTCCCTTGGAAATCGGGAGCACCAACACCGGCCCACTTGTCAGTTGGGAAAACAACTGTCCAATATGATGGTGCCGGCAATGTTATCCAGGAGTGGAGAAGGCTTTTTCCAGAAGGGCAGGGCATGCAAGACTTCGTTAATGGTCTTTGCGATCAAGTCAAGGGCTTGGGTAAAGCCCCCATAAGAAAGGCGAAAAAGACAGACACGGATGAATTGCTTTTCGAGTTAGACATTTTTGATGCGCACGTTGGTATGTACGCCGACGAAAAAGAAACAAAGGATGCTGACTACAACTGTGATATTGCAGCGGCCCGAATGGTACAGGCCGCCGAGGGTTTAGCCGCAAGAGCAAGACGGCCAGGAAAATGCGTCCTGGTATTCGGAGGTGACATGATGCACAGCGACAACCGAAGCAATCAGACAGAAGCCAGTGGGCACGTGCTTGACGTTGATACTCGTTACCACCGGGTAGTGGAGTATTTGATCAAAGCTTGTAAGGACGTTGTCCAGATCGCCGCCTCTATTGCCCCGGAAGTGGAGATTGTTGTTCTCGAGGGTAATCACTCCTGGCACTCCGAAGTGTGGCTTTCACGGGTTCTAGATGCCTATTACAGCCAATGTCCAAACATCAAGGTCAAATCTGATCCATCACCCAGGAAGCACATGGTGTTCGGCGACAATTTATTATTGTGGGCACACGGCGACAGGATTGCGGCACAGAAGTGGCCATTGATTATCGCCGCTGAGTTTGCCAAGGAGTGGGGCCAAACAAAGTACAGGCACTTGAAGTGTGGTCATATACACCATAAGAAGACAATTGCACCAGTTGTTATTGACGAACAGTCCGGCCTGGTGGTTGAGTACCTGGAGGCACTATGTGCCACAGATGCATGGCACTCCGGAGCTGGCTTTGTTGGAAGCCAGAAGGGGGCGAGTGCGTTTGAGTATCACAAGACCGAAGGGTTAATGACACGATATTTTAAATCTATATGAAAATAATTGCGCTCAATGGAGCTAAAACAGTTGGTAAAACAACAATCGCCAAGGCATTGAAATCAAAAAATGCAAATGTAGAGATTATATCTTTTGCAAAACCTTTGAGGGATATGCTTAAAGCAATAGGGGTTGAAGACCGGTACTTAAATGTAGATAAGGAAGAGCTCATCCCTGGCATTAATAAATCAGCTAGGCACATGCTTTGCACACTCGGAACTGAGTGGGGACGGGATATGATCGATGAGTCAATTTGGCTGTGGGCGATGGACAAACAAATTAAAAATGTTGTTGAAAACTCTGAGTCAGTTGAAGAGCTGATTATTGTTATTGATGATTGCAGGTTTAAAAATGAAGCGGTGTGGTTAAGACGAAATTCAGGGAAGCTAGTACATTTATTTCGTTCAGGGATTGAATACCCGGATAGTGAACACACAGAAATTCGGGCGGGAATTAAATACACTGGCGGCCACCCAAGCGAAATTGCCTTACCAAAAGAATTGGTCGATTATGAAGTAGATGCAGGTGAAATTGAAAAAAGTGTAAATTTTATACTTTCAATTTAGACTCCCATGGTTTAAACATCCCCTATGCCAAACGATGCGTACAGTGCAGCAATTAAAGAGGCTTATGCCTCAGCCCCAACAGACTTAGTCATAATTGACACTCTTGAGATAAGCCACCCTGACCTCCCTGGTGAATCCATCTGGCTTTCAAAAAGCCTTGTTGATTACACCCTCACACTCGAAGATGGTGTAACAAACCAACTTTTCAGTGCAACTGGTTTTGAATTTAAGTTACCGGCGGCCGGGGAAAATGGGCTACAAGAGCTGAGCATTGTTATTGATAATGTTGACAGGCGTATTAGTGAGTTTATGGACACTGTTAAAAACTCCAGGGAGCCGGTTAAAATTACGTACCGACCGTATTTGTCCACTGATTTAACAGCACCACAACTTGACCCACCACTGGTTTTAAATATGACAGACGTTAAAGCGGACGTATTTAAGGTTACCGCAAGAGCAACATTTGCTGATCTTTTAAATAAAAAGCACCCACTACAGATGTACTCAAGATCCAGGTTCCCTAGTTTGGGGGGCTCATAGCGGAATGAAAAAACATTGGGCCATTGATTACATCGGTCTGCCTTGGGTGGCGGGGGGATTGGGACCGGATGAGTTTGACTGCTGGGGCCTGGTTATAAATGTCTATTCAAAATTCAAAGGTATTGACCTCCCAAGGATGCCAGGTGTCGATCCCAGAAACCCTGTTGAAGTCTACAAAGAGATAGCAATAAGGAAAAAAATAGATGCTTGTAAAAACATGGGGGTTTATCAAGTTGAAGATCCGCAAGAGTTTGACATTGCATTACTTGGCAGATCTAATCGCTATCACCATGTTGGGCTGTTCACAGAAGAATCCGGAACTGGGATTGTACATTGCTCAGAATCTTCCGGCGTAGTATTTGAGAGTCGGTCCCAACTTAAAATTCAAAGATACAACAAAATTCTATACTTCAGGCATGGCAAAAGTAATCCACATAACTAACCCGCTTTCAAAAGAAATTGAAAAGATTTTCGATTTTGAGCCAGGCGAGACTGTTTTAGATGTGGCCGCCAAGTTGTATGGGCAGGGTAATGTCGATTTTGAGCTTCCAACAATCTGCATAGTCGATGACAAACCATTGTTGAGAGATGAGTGGGCCTCCTACGTTCCGGAAGACTCCGAGATTGTAAGCTTTGTTGCTGTTACTGGGGCAGACATAATCATTTATGTGATTATTGCCGTTGTTGTTTCCGTTGCTGTAAGCCTAATATTTACGGTTACCCCACCCAAATTGGGGGCAATACCTGAACCTGACCCAGTGTTCACACTTCGGGGGCAAACCAATAAAATCAAGCTTGGGGACCCAATTGAGGACCACTATGGGCGGGTGAGGATATTCCCATCGTATGCCGCTATATCGTACAATAAGTATA